TTCAAGGCGGATGAGGCGTTTGACGTTTTCACCGCGGAAGTCCTCGTGGCGTGGTTGAGTTACATTGTAGGGGAAGCACCGAAAGGCGATTGATGCAGCCGCTAGAACGAACCATCTTGCGGCAACTGTTTGATAAGAAGGACTTCGCGGAGCGGGTTGTTCCATACCTGAAGGAAGAGTATTTCTTCACTCCGGGGGCAGCAACCATCTACAGACTGTATCATGCGTTCTTTGAGAAGTTCCACGCGGTACCACAGTTTGCTGCTATCAAGATTGGGCTAGATTCCGTCAAGACGCTCACGGAACGGGAGGCAAAGGAAGCACTCACGGACTTGGCGGAGGTTGAGGCGGAAGTCCCGCTGTCGCACGACCAGGACCCGTGGTTGCTGGAACAGGCCGAAGAGTTCTGTCAGGACAGGGCACTTCACGTCGGATTGCAGGAGTGCATCCGGCTGATGGACGATCCGAATAAGACACGGCACGCGATTCCGGATGTGATGAAGTCTGCGCTCGCGGTGTCGTTCGACAATCACATCGGACACGACCTCGTGAACGATGCGGATGCGCGTTACGAGTTCTACCACAAACCAGAGACGAAGTTGCCGTTCGACCTTGAGGTGTTCAATGCCATGACTCGCGGGGGCGTGACGAAGAAGACGCTCAACGTGGTCATGGCGGGTACGAACGTCGGGAAGTCGTTGTTCCTGGTGCACCAGGCTGCGACGTATCTTCGTTTGGGTAAAAATGTCCTGTATATCACAATGGAGATGGCGGAGGAGCGTATCGCAGAACGTGTGGACGCCAACCTCATGAATCTCCCGATTGACGATGTGCATGACCTCCCACATACGGACTATATTCGTAAGATTCATACCATCCGGAGTATGACAACAGGACGACTCATTATCAAAGAGTATCCTACAGGGCAAGCGCATTGTGGGCACTTTCGGGCGTTGCTTCATGAGTTGAAGTTGAAGCAGAACTTCGTGCCGGATGTCATCATGATTGATTACATCACGATTTGCGCGTCGTCCCGTATCAAGATGGGTACGACTGTCAACTCGTTTTCCCTCTACAAGTTTGTGGCAGAAGAACTCCGGGGATTGGGTGTTGAGTTTGGTGTGCCGATTTGGAGCGCGGCACAGTTCAACCGCGAGGGATACTCGTCCAGCGATCCGGGTTTGGAGAACGTCGGGGAGTCGTGGGGAATCCCACAAACTGCTGATTTCATGTTCGCTTTGGTCTCTACCGAGGATTTGGCAAAGCTCGGTCAGTTAGCCGTCGTGGAGATGAAGAATAGATATGCTAAGAAGAAGACGTTTGGTCAACAGCTTGTCGGGGTTGACACTGACCGGATGAAGCTCTATGACTTGACTTCGGCACAATTAGCATCGTCAGTGAATCCACCCCCGAGCACGATGAATTCACCATCCGCGACGTTCCAGACGTTCAACAAACGGAAGAGGCGTCCCCTACAAGCTCTGAGAAAGCAGGGGGTCGCCCAAGACGACGAATAGGGACCTCAATGCGTATCCATAACCTCCACCGGCGTGTTATCAGGGACATGGATATGATGCTCGAACCCGTGAATGCCATCATGCCCGCGAGAATGCCTGCGTGTTACGAGACACGCAAGATGAATCTCGGGGCTTTCGTGCGGCGGCTAAATACTGTGACGGCGCAGTTCAACGTCGTCAACGAAATTCAGGACGACATTACGATCCCGAAGGGGTCGTCGGCAGTGTCCGGAATTTGGTACCCGGAAGATTTACTTCCCGAGAAGGACAGCGATGCGGACATTCGGATTATCTGGCATCCGCATCCAGAATCTCATCGGATCAAGATTACACCGACGATCTGGGCTCGTCGGCGCTATTACTTTTGGGAGCGAGTCGCGCACGAGTTGGTGCACCGCTATCAGGACATTGACCGGGGTCCAGACGTAATGGCCCGGACGTTTAAGGTGCGGACCGCGGACGACGAACAGGCAGCGGAGCAGAAGCAATACTTTTCGGACTATGATGAGTTGGAAGCGTATGCTCATGACGCGGCGCTGGAGTTGTTGATGTGGTGGCCGGGATTGACGTTGAAGCAAGCGATTGGACAGGCGAACCAGGTGAACGAAGACACAGCGGTGTGGACGACGTATCAGAACTACTTGTCCACGTTTGAGGTCGGACATCCGGCGCGAACGCATTTTAGACGGAAGGTCAAGCAATGGTACCACGCGATGACACAGACGGGGGACTTCTATACGAAGCTGGCGCTTCCCAAGCTGGTGTAGTTCGGCGATTCGCTGACTTCACGGCAGCGCCAGAGATGCTGTCGGAGGCGAAGAATACACACCTGACGCACCTTGAGGATGTGATTTTGGACGACGGTCCTTCTGGTGTTACATTTGCGTTGACTATTCTACGTGAGTTCGGACGCATTTTGAACGGCGGGACGGTCTCCCGGGCGCTCAACGTTTCAGTCAAATGGGACGGGGCGCCCGCTATTATTTTCGGGCAGGACCCTGAGGACGGTAAGTTTTTCGTCGCGACGAAGGGAGCGTTCGCCAAGACCCCCAAGCTCGCGAAGTCCCATGCGGACATCGACGGATACTGGAGTGGAGGACTCGCGGAGACAATGCACCTGGCGTTCAACACGCTTGGTGCGTCCAAGCCAAAGGGCGTGTTTCAGGGGGACGCGCTCTACACGCGGTCATCTATCGCGGTCCAGACCATTGACGGCGTTACGTATCTCACCTTTCGTCCCAACACCATCACATACGCGGTCGACCAGAATAGCGACCTCGGTCGTCGGATTGCGGCTTCGCAGTTCGGGATTGTCGTCCACACGATGTATACCGGCCGGGGCACGCTCGCGCAATACAACGCGGGTCCCATCACTCCTGGTGCGTTCTCTACGATGCGTCCTGGTTCGGATGTTGTGATTCTGGACGCGAAGTTTGACGACCTCTCGGGAACGGTGACGTTTACCGCCCAGGAACAAGCGGATTTCGACCTCGCGTTCGATGAGGCGGCCGCCTGGGGTCGTCTGGACAAGCGTGTCTATGCGACCATTCTGTCAGAGCCCCTACACGCTTATCTCCAGCAGTTCATCAATGCTCAAGTTCGGCAAAATAAGTCCCTTGCTCCGGAACAGGCGGTCGCTGCGTTCCAGGTCTATCTCGCGGAGCTTGAGGACAAGGAATTGGCAATTAAGAAGTCGGACAAGGGGAAGGAAGCGACTCGGGCGAAGTTCGGGGATGTCTTAACGCAGATACGAAGCATCCGGACCGGTTTGGTGAATTGGTTCGCGCTTCACTCAGCTATCGCTCGTTGCAAAAACGTTGTTGTCCGTAAGCTCGGCCAAGCGTCCAAAGTGGCATCGTTCGTCTCTACTCCTACGGGATATAGTGTGACGGGCCCCGAGGGATTCGTTGCGGTCGCTCACAGTGGCAAAGCAATCAAGCTCGTGGACCGACTAGAGTTCTCCCGACTGAACTTCACCGTGCCGAAGGAATGGAAATAGCCTAAATACAGGCAGGCGGGACTATGGACAAAGGGATCGTTATCGCATTCGGACGTTTCAACCCGCCGACGACGGGGCACAGGCTGTTGCTAGACTTCGTGAAGAAGGAAGCAGCCAAGCGGAAAGCGGACGTATTGGTTTTTCCGTCACAGTCGCATGATGTCGTGACACCCAGAACGCGGGTGCAACCGAAGAATCCGCTTCCGTTTGACGTGAAGGTGGACTTCTTGGAGCGTCTGTTTCCGGACGTGAACTTCAGCAGCGACACGCGGGTCAAGACGCCTGTAGATGCGTTGATGGCGTGTTCTATGGCTGGATACGACAGAGTATGGGTCGTCGTGGGAAGCGATAGAGTTGCAGACTTCATGGTACTGAGCAAGTATGTGAAGCTGAAGGGAAAGAAAGGAACGGACATCATCCTGAAAGAGTATGGGGTGATTCCAGTTCCCGGCGGCCGCGACCCGGACGCTGAAGGGGTCGCGGGAATGTCCGCAAGCAAGATGCGGGCAGCCGCTGTCGCCAATGACTTTGAGACGTTCCGGCAGGGAGTTTCCAAGCCGGCGTTAGCGAGACATTTGTTCAACACAGTGCGGGACCATATGAAGCTCACAGAATCGACGCAAACACAGAGAGCATTTTTGTTGTATGGACCCGCAACTGCGGGACTGGCGGAAGCCGTGCAGGAACACACCACCATGCTCACGGTGACGCCACGGGACATCCTGCTCAACAGCCCTCGTTATACCAAGCTGTTGAGTTCCAAACTTCCGTTTGCGATTGACGTGCGGAACGAGTCATTTTTGACCATCCAGCGTGTCCACGGACTTTTGGAATCGGCAGAGATTGTCCCGACAGTTTATGTCTACGACAAGCATTCGCGCATCATGTCTGAGGACAGCGTGAATCAGCTAACGACGGTAGGAATGTTGAAACGCGGATTGGCGCGGGATGTGATTGAAGTCGTCACACCGGGGCGAATGATTCAGAGTATGATTGACATCATGGAGACGGATGTGAGACTCAAGCCCCCGTCCGAGGTGGATCGCCTCAAGGCGAACCAGAAACAGCAAGAGATTATGCTCAAGTCACGCCAGGCTCAGGAACTCCTCCAAGCAAAGCAACGCGAGCTTGCGAAGCGGACCCGAGACGATATGAACAAAATCAAGACCGGCGAAAAACCAGCAGCATCGCCTACAAGATAGGCTTAGGAGATTCACATGTCAAAGGGAAATTGGGGCGCAGATCAGACAGACGAACGGAAACCTACTTGGCCGTGGGTCTCTGAATACGTTGGATACGCGAATTGTTTCGCGACGGGTGGGGGATGGACTGTCCGTTGGCCGTGGGGTGACGAGGTCATCGTTGCACTCAGTAACTTGACGACGAAGCTAGGAAATTCGTCAATCGGATCGTTGACATATACGCCCATTTCTGGAATGTATCTTGTCAATGCTGCATCGCAGGCGCTACATGTGGTGGTGGGGTTCAACGAAGCGGTAACTGTGTCGGGTACCCCGACGTTGCAGCTCATTTCTGGAAATGCAAGCCACTCGAACGTCACTGCATCTTACAACTCAGCGGCCAGCAACCTTTCAAGCGGTAAGGTGGTGTTCAGCAATCAGAGCTTCACACTCGCACAGGTGGGCTACGCAGCCAACTCGTTGGTTGTTAACAGCACCTCTGTCGTGTCTGGTTGGGATGGCATCTCTGATGCGGGTAACGCAAATGACGTGGCGAACGGAATTCCGTCGTCATTCAGTTTGTCGATTCCGATTTACCAGGAGAAGCCAGTTCACGTTGCGACGTTGCGCGTGGGTACCGCGAACAGCTCTGTCAACGGACAGATTGGATTTGCACTGGACTTCAACGAATTGCTGGTGCTCGGAGGCAACTCTGAGGCCATCACGTTGCGTGCTATTGCGGACGCGAATGCGACCAACGGCAACCTCGTGTGCACCCTCAATGTGTCGGCGAGCAACTTGGCGCTTGGCAACCTCGTGTTCCAGTCAGCAGTGACCGATTTCAACAACGTGAACGCCGGCATCTACACAATCAACACCACATCTGTGTTGACGGGATGGGACGGAATCAAGAACTCAATTGGTGGGGTTGTTGCGAACAGCATCATCGTTGCCAACACGTTCACCGTGACCGTATAACGCGGAGTCGTCATGGACAACTTCCTTACATTCTTGGGGGAGGCGTGGCCTCCCTCAAAGAACGGACCCCCGCAGGGAGGTAACAAGTCTCCCTTCGGGAATCGTGTTGGTCCCAAGAAACCCAAGCCATCATTCGGGGAACAGGGCACACCAGAGAAAGGCCTGACCCCATCCAAGCCTGCAGGGCCCGCAAAGCAGCCGCCGTTCGGGCCAAAGTCCCCTAAACAAGACGGTGAACAGCCGCCGTTCGGTCAACCCGAACAAGACGAGGGTGCTGGTCCGGGCGGTGCTTTTGGGCAGCAGGGTCCAATGGACGCCGAAGCGATTCGTGCTCAACAAGAGTATGAACAGCAGCAAGCGGAGATGGAAGCGGAGATTCAGCGACAGAAAGCGGAGGAAGAGGCTGCCGAACGGCAGAAGGTCAAGAACATGCGAGCGCAAGCGGACGCTGACGTGATGTCCGCATTGGAGGACAAGTATAACGACGATACTGATTACGTCGAGTTCTATCCAGACATGCTCACGTTCACCGCTTACAACAATGAGGTAGACAAGCAGAACGAAACAGCGAAGAAGAAGCAGGGTGCTACTCCGTCCACCCCGACGACCTCAACAACGGTGGCGTCTGGTGGGAGTGGAGCGGCTATTGGCGCACAGACATCCAGTGATGTTGAAACTGGAGACAAGGGGGAAACACCCAAGGTTCCGGATGCCAAGAAGTCGAAAGAGGACCTCAAGCAGAAGAAGATCACCGGAACCGAATCCGATGATACTGAATCGCTATCACAGCCTCCCGTTTCCGACGAGTCGGACGAGGACGAGCTAGAGAGCGGCGAAGAGGAAACGGACGAGGAACAGGACAACCCCGTTAAGTCACCCGAAGAGGAGCAGAAAGAGGCCCAGGGGAACGCACAAATGCTGGGCCAGGGTGAGCGGAAGATTTTCAAGATCAAGCCCGCCGATCATGTTAGCGGTAGCAAGTTCGTAGGTCAGGGGGACTTTGAGGACGAGCTAGGCGAAGAAGGTGACGAGCAAGAAGGCGATTCCGAGGAGTCTCCCTTCGGCGGGAAAGACAAGAGCAAGGGTAAACCACCATTTGGTAAGAAGGCTCCGGAGTCCGACGAGGGCGAGGACGAAGAAACACCAAAAGTGAAGAAGTTCAGCGAGTTCAAGGGAAAGAAAGAATGACGCCCAAGGTCTATTGTGATATGGACGGTGTGCTGGCGGACTTCAATGGGGGCTGGAAGGAGTTCACGGGGAAAGAGATTACCAACTGGATCGTCATTTCTGGCGACGAATGGGGGCACCTCAAGTACCAGTGGCCAACATTTTGGATGGACCTAGAGATGTTGCCCCACGCGAGAGAGCTTTGGGGTGCCCTCGCACCCTATAGTCCGGACCTCTTGACGGCTGTTCCACCGTCGTGGAAGTCCGCAGGGATCGGGAAGTCAACGTGGGCGCGAGAGAACCTCGGGGGGAACCCCAAGGTGCTCGCGGTTCAGCGTCACGAGAAGAAGAACTACGCGAAGCAAAAGGACGGCACGCCGAACATCTTGATTGACGACTTGGGAAAGAACATCAAGGAATGGGAGGCGGCGGGCGGTGTTGGTATCCAATACATACCAAGTGGAAATGGGGTGGACAGGGTAGTCCGCACAATTGAAGCGCACATGAAGCGTTATGGAGTATAAGATGAGTGACGAGAAGCAGGACGTGTTGAGAGTGTTCACAGAGACAGAGATTCGAGCTGCCATCGAGAATTATCGGGGGCAGGCCGCATCAGCCGCGAGACAGTTACAGGAGTTGGAGCGTCAGGCAGAGGTCGTGCAAGCACAGCAGCACATGATCAACGGAGCGATTCTCGCGTTTGAGTCATTGTTGAGTGTGCAAGTTGCGCCTCCGGAGCCTCCAGCAGAACCACCGAGCGAGACCTAAACATGGCAGACAAGAAAATCACAGCATTAGGGGAGCGACTAGTTCCTATCATCGGGGACGACCTGCTATTGTTGGTCGCGAATGTGGTGCCCGCGAGCGCCGCGGCGAACTACAAGGTGCAGGTCAAGAACTTCCTCTCCAACACACAGATTGCACTTCCGACGGCTGAATCGTCTGCGTTCCGTTTTACTGCGAACGTTGTCGCTAACTCTGTTGCAGTGCAGGCCGCTGTTGAGGCGCGTCTGGACGCCGGGAACAACGCTGTTGGGTCTACCAATGCGTATGGGGTCATTATCAACCATACGATTGCGAACACTTCTCATGCGCGATGCACGTCTCCTGTTGCGTTCCTGGGTATCAAGGAAACGGTCGGCGCGAACGCGACTTTCACGACTGCCTACCTATTGGACATAGGACTACAGGGTACCGCGAACGTGAGCGCAAACGCATCCGCGAATGTGGATACGATTCTATCACCTACCGCGAACGCGGCCGCGGCTACGCACACGTTGAAGATTCAAGTCAATGGGACGGACTATTGGCTGCTCGCATCGGACGTGGGGCCGGAATAACTCTATGCTCGCATTTGAGAATTTGACACTGAAGAATAGCTTATTGTATGCGATGAGGTGTTACGATAATCCGCAATGTTTGGATGAAGAGGAGTTCATCGAGGATTATAAGCGTCTTAAGTATGTCAAGCGTCTTTGTCGTCGGTATGTGCAGACAGGACGTATCAGTGAGCGGCTGATGTTGAATCATTTGGTGCTCCTGAACAATGTGTTCGGGGCCCCGGCTACAGCGCGACTCCTGTTTCTCAAGTGCAATGATGAGCGGATGTATCGGGTGTTGAAAGCGGTTATGACGTATATGGGCACGCTCCCCGACGTGGTACCAGGAATAGACGGAGCGGACATTTACACGGAACTGATTCCGTTGGACGAGAAGTTACTCGCGAAACTACAGGCACTCTAATGTCATACGATAAGCGATTCAAGCGATTCCAAGAGTTTGTTGAGGACGCACCCGCAATGTCTGCTGGTGCCGGTGGAGTCGCGGGAATCGGGCAACCTCCGGGGAGCAAGTTCGGGGAGCCTCCGGGTCCCTCCCCGTTGGGCGGCGCAACAACCAAAACCAAGAAGAACAAGCGTCCCGAGGACTTGAAAGAGGACGAAGTTTCGCGCGTGCGCTACAGCCCCACCAATCGTCGTCCCGTGGGGCCGCTGGAGATTGAGTTCCAGCGCATTCGGACGAGCGGACAGAATGGCGGACTTGTTACTTACTACGTTGCCAAGACGTTTGTTCCCACCGCCGGTGGACTCACGAAGTTCGGTGTAGAGACGAAGAACAAGGCCTCAGTAGCTGATGCGTATGCGGAACTGAAAGATATGCTCGTCAACAAATACTTCGTGACGGGCACACTTCGCGTCAAGCGTTCCGCGCACGACCAGGTGCTCAACCGAGAATTGGACAGATTGAATGTCCGGACGGAGAGCATCGGGGACTGGGTCAAAGGAAAGGCGATGAGCGACCGGGACTCCCGCGCTGTCATTGCGAACGCGACTGCTGCGTTAGATGTCTGGCCCGAGAAAGACCTCCCACAACTTCGTAGACTCCTCGCGGCCGCCAAATCGTCTGGTGGGGGAGCGGTTGTTCGCCTTCGTCAGTTCCTACGGGACCACGGAGTTGTTTACGAGTGGGATCGGGCGCCCAAGCCCGTTGAGGGTGGGGAGCAGGTGGCCGAGGCGTCGGACGCGGAGATCGAAAAGGCAGCCAAAGAGGTTCACAACCGTTGGGTGGAGAACCAGAAGAAAGCAGGAGAGACGGAGCACAAATCTCCGGATGGGAAAGAGGACTACATGGTCCCTTACCACAAGCTCTCCGACAAGTCAAAAGAGATGGACCGGGAAGCTGTTCGCGCTACATTAGACGCACTGGGTTTGGATGAAGACCGAGAGACGTTCGCCGGCGCCCCTGTCTTTGAGGTGGACACAGACAAGTGGATGAAGTCCCGGTTCGGAAAGAATCGGTACCATCGGTATAGTAAATACGTTGGAGAGGATGAGACGGGTGAAGAGATTCGTCAGCATGGAAGAACACAGAGAAAGTCGGATATCATCCTGAAGGACCAAGCTACAGGTGCGATGACGTGGTTTCTCCGTCGCAAGAAGGCTGGTCAGTAGGACAGAATGGACGCGGGTATGTGGGGAACAATTGTAGGCGGAATACTCGGTTTCATGGCGGCGGTGCTCCCAAAGCTGTTTGAAATCATCGAGGCCTACTTCACTCACAGAGCTACCCACGAGTCGCAAGCACAAGAGATTGAGGCCGCGTCTAAAGGGGTCGCTATCGCTCGGTCGGGGAACGTCAAGATTGCTGTTCCTGTTGAAGGAGAGGTTGCTGCACCTGGAATTCCTGCCGACGAGGATGAGATTTCCGATGTCGTCGCAGAGTCCGGAGAGCCTGCTATCGTTTCGCGGTCAGGATTTTTACTAGGACTGTGGGACACGTTGCGCTACACCGTGCGTCCGGTAGTGACGTATGGATTCTTCATTCTGTTTCTGGTTGTGAAAATCAAGGGGTTCTATCACGGGATTCTGGTTGATCATACACCGGTAATTCAATTGCTTCCTGTGATTTGGGACGAAGGTACGGAAAGCCTCTTTGCCGCAGTGCTTGCATTTTGGTTTGGCTCGCGAGCATTTGAGAAGAGTAAGGCGTTACTTGGAAAACAGGAACAGGTTGTCCCATGA